TAAATATTCCAGTTCTAAGTTTTTAATTAAGGAAATTGAGCTCCTGTTGGTAATAAGACAAAGTCTAGAGAAATAAATTCTGCTGTTCTTGTTGGTTGGATATAAATCTGTCCAACTAATTGATTTTGGTCAATTACTGCAGGTCCGTTATTAGCTTCATCCATTACTACTTTAAAAGCATATAATCCTTGTTTTTGTTGAATTGTTTCTAAATATGGTGTTACTCTAGTTAAAAATGAATTCCTAGTAGTAATAGTGTTTTGTTCAAATACTATAGTATCAGCAATTTGACGAATATATCCTTTTAATTCAATTAACAAACGTCTAACATTTACTCTATCAAGTGCAGATGCTGCTTTTTGTAATGTTTTCTGTCCAAATACTACTACACCTTGTTTAGGTAATGTTGCAATCGGATTAATATTATTAGCATAAAGTGTATCTCTGTCAGATTGAGTTAATTTATATTTTGCATATGATACTGTAGTTAATCCTCCTCTGTTAATACCTGCAGGTGCAAACCAAGGAGCAGATATTTTATCATTATTTGCATATACCCCTGGTATAACTGTAGAAGTTGGGGCCCAAACTTGTTTTCCAGTAGAAGTATCTGTTACTCTAATCCAAGGCCAGTATGTTGCAGCATATGAATTATCTATTGATTGTGCTACTGAAATAGTATTAGTAATATCTCCGGAATATTCAATAAGGTCTAACACATATAAAGCATCTCCTCTGTTTTGAGTATTAATTACTACATTATTTACTTGTGTTGGGTGTAAATTAGCTAATAATCCTGGGGTTGATATTACATTATATTGGTAAAATTCTCTATTGCTTAATAAACTAATCATATCATCATAATCAGTAGGAGATAATCCTTGTGTATTAAGAGCACTAATGTTTTCTGTTAAATTTACATTAGAATTTGTTGTTCCTATTGCACCTGAGAATGAGCTACTTTGAGCATATGGGATAGATGATGTATATTGAGGTTTTGGTTGTCCATTTCCATCTAAATAATTTGGGGTAGTAGCAGTTAATGATTTTATTCTAATATAACGGGATTTATTTGGATAATCACCAGTTACATCCATTTGATTAGAAATAGAATTATATGATAATTTTTGATCTCCTACAACTTTAGAAATAAATCTAGAAGAATTAGGATCTAAATTTACATTATTCCAAGATTCAAGAACAATTTTACTATTATTATTATCATCTCCTCTTCTTACTACTAAATTAAATGTTCCTGAACCCGTATTAGGGTTGGTAATTTCCCATCTAATATTATCAACACTTCCTGAAATTAAAGATCCTGATGATTCTGAGCCTGAATTATTCATAATAATACCTTCAGAAATTGTTTCAATTTGAAACGCTGTAGATGGGATTCCATTTACTCCAGCAACCATAGTTGAACTAGAAACAAATTGGTTATCAGGAGCACCTCCATAGATATATCCTGTTGGAGTATGACCATATCTAATAATAGTACCATTTAATGCTGATGAAGAAACTTTACTAAATATACTCAAAACATCTGTACTAGGATTATAAGACCCTGAAAATAAAGAAAAGAGTTCGTTTGTTGTTCCAAAAAGTACAGAAGCTGTAAAAAAATCAGCTATTGCCTGGCCAAATTGGTCTACAGAAGCAGAAAAAGGTATGTTTGGATATCCAATATTACTGTTAGAATTGTAAAAAGATGGGTTATAATTTTGTGGTGCTACCCAATAGTCAGTATATGTACCCGCTACTGAAGGGATACTTAATTTAATAGAGCCACCACCACTAAATCCACTAGAAGCATTAGATCCGGTATAACTAGAAGAAATAATAAATGAAGCTGAAGCAAATCCTCCATTAGTTGCTGATGTATTATTATATACTGTGCTAGTAGCAGGAGTATATGAACCACTTACTACACGGGCTACTATTAATGAAGTTCCTCCATAATTGAAGTAATTATAAGCAGCTAATGAAGTAAGATATGAATAACTATCACTACCGCTTATAAAAGAATCTCCAAATAATGTTTGGAAATCTGAGTATGAAGTAACCTGTGTTGGGGTTTCAACAGGTCCTTTTACTGTTGGGCCTATAATAGCAGCACCAGCTTGTGTAGGTTGTCCTACTAAAAACGTGTTATCTATTTCACTAATTGTTACTCCAGGAGAAATTGAAAAATTTGCCATTTTATCTTTTTATTATAAATATTAATTTTTTTTCTAAAATGTATTATTAAGCAGGAAAAGTTGCTCCTGTAGGAAGTACATTAAAGTCTAATATAATAAATTCAGCAGTTTTGGTAGGTTGTAAATAAATTTGACCTACTAATTGGTTTTGATCTACTACATTAGGTGGATTATTTGAATCATCCATTATTACTCTAAAATCAGTTAAACCTTGTCTTTGTTGAACAGATGCTAAATATGGATTAACTTGGGCTAAAAAATTATTTCTTGTAATAGTATTATTTTGTTCAAATACTAAAGTATCTGCTACTTGAGAAATATAATTTTTAAGTTCAATTAATAATCTTCTAACATTTACACGATCAAGAGCACTTTTTTTCTTTTGTAATGTCTTTTGACCAAATACTACTACACCTGTGTTAGGGAAGGTAGCAATAGCATTAACATTATTTTCATAAAGTAAATCCCTATTAGCTTGAGTTAAATTTCTTTCAGCTCTAATAACATTACTTAAAACCCCTCTATTAATGCCTGCAGGTGCAAACCATGGTTCTGAAACACTATCACTAAATGCATATACTCCTGGTATCATTACTGAAGCAGGTACCCATATTTGTTGAGCAGTATTTGGATCAATTGTTTGAACCCAAGGCCAGTATGCTGCAGCATATGATGTATTGTAAGTAATGGCATTTATAGTAACAGGGATTATATTAGATCCATAACCTACAAGATCTATTACAGTCATAGAATCTCCTCTATCTTGAACTGTTGAAATTACATCTGAAACTACTGGGGTGTGTAATGGGTAATTTGTTTCATCTGCAATTAATCCAGGGGCTGTTAATAAATTGTATTTATATGCATCTTTATTGGAAAGTAAAGAAATAGAAGATGTATAGTTATTAACACTTAATCCTTGAATATTAGTATTAGAAATATTTTCATAATATGCTCCAGCAACACCTGTTGGAACATTTTTACCCATAGCGCTTCCAAAAGTTCCAATGGATGGAGTTGGTAATGAACTAGTATATTGTGGTTTTGGATTACCAGTATTATCAAAATAACTAGGGGTTAAAGCTTTTACTTGCTTAACACGAACATATCTTGATTGATTGATATAATTACCATTCAGTTGTATATAATATTCTCCGGATGAAGGATCATATGAAACAACTTCTCTTTGATTACCTATTACTTTTTCAATATAATTAGGGGCTGTAGGGTCTAATGATAAATTATTCCAAGTTTCTAGTACAGAAGGAGAGATTGTTGAATCGTTACCTTGCCTAATAACTAAACTGAATGTTCCATCATTAATATTAGAAGAAACAACTTGCCATCTATAATTTTCTGAGGTTCCATTTTCTAAAGTACCATCAGCATAAAGAGAACCAGTACTATTCATTAATTCACCTTCAGATAGAGTTTCTAATACTAATAATTCAGTATTAGTTCCTCCTGTGAGGTAAACAGTAGTACTTCCAGAAGTATAGAATTGAGAATTTCCAACTAATCCGTTAGATCCAGTATATGTTAACGTTAAATTAGAAGTAGCAAATGATGAAGAAATATATGGAAAATATGAACTATAAGGAGATACTGAGCTACTAAAATTTATTACTTGGGAAGCAGTAGCTGCGTAATGGGTAGTAGTAGTACCAGCAAATGAAGCTGTGTTTATATAAATTGTAGTGCTAGTATTAGTAACATTTGATCCTGTAAAATATAAAGTAATCCCATTTAACCCAAAAGATCCACTGTTACTAGCAGCTACACTAGCTGAAATAAAATTTAAGCTTAAAGTAGCTGATGCTGAAGTTGCTGCTATTGAAGTAGGGATAACTGATGAGGTTGCTGGAGTAAATGATCCACTAACTACTCTTGTAACTAATAATGAATTGCCTCCATTATTAAAATAGTTATATGCTGAAATAGAGGTAAAGTAGGTATAGGTTTGGCTTCCACTTAAAAAAGTAGAACCAAATTTATTCATATAATCACTATAAGTAGTACATAAAGTAGGAATACCTACTTTCCCTTTAACAGTTGGTCCTATAATAGCTGCACCTGCTTGAACAGGGGCTTGAGTAATAAATGATTGATCGTTCTCTATAGCTAATACACCAGGTGATACAATTGTTTCTGCCATTTGCTTTAAAAATTATTTTATTATAAATATGGTGTATTTTAACTTAGATTAATCTAAATTAGTGATTTCACCAGTTTCTGGGTTAATGGAACATTTTCCGTATTTTTCAAATACATTTTGAGTAAATGTTTGTTCTTGATTAGAAAGATCACTTAATGTTTGTTTAGCTAATTGATAACGATTGTCTAATTGAATTTTAACCATTTCAATTTCTCCTAATTCAAGTACTAAAGATTGAGTTTGAAGTTGAATTGATTTAAGAGATTGAATTTCTTCTTGAGTTAAAAACTTTTTTTCTGTAACGATTCCCATTTGTTTTGTTTTATAAATGTTAAGGGGCACTATATTTTCTAGTGCAATAAAATACTATGTTATGAGATACGGATGTTGGTGGAGTACCCCAAGCAGGAGTTGTCCATTGTAAAGAAAGAGGTAAATCTAATTGATTTTCTGTAAAATCTACTTGATCTGTATCTAATTTTTCTATAAAATATTGAGATGTATTAGAATGATCTAAGGTATTTAAAAAATTGTAAACTGAACTAGTGTTTAAAAATAAAGCATATGATGAGGTTTCTCCACTAGATAAGGTTCCATTTACAAAAGATGTTACACTTGCACTTAATATTCTTAATTCTTTAGGTAAAAATGTTCCTAAAAATGAAGTTGAACTTGCTAAAGAAGATCCTGAAGGGTTAATAGCAAAATAATAAGTGGAACTAGCAATAGGGTCAGTTTCATAATGATACATTTGGAATGTTAAAACATCATATGAAATGCTAGCTGTTGGTGCAATACTAGAAGTAACACTATATTGTGAAAATGATGAGGTAGGAGAAAAAGCAGCATTACCTATTAATGTGCCAGTTGGATTAGTATTTAAATTTAAATCCCCTACAACAGCTAAGGAACCAGATAATGTTATATTATATGCTTTAGTACCCGTAAATGCATCAACAGATTGAGTAATATGCCATACTCTAATAGTATTGTTATCCTGGATTCCAGTTTTTGATAGTGTATTAGCCATTTGTTACTAAATATAATTGAATATTATGGGTTACTCCAGTTGCTGGGGTTCCTGTATTAGAGGGTATGATTTGGAATGTTATTACATCTCCATCTTCTATTTCTAGATTAATATTATTTTCTTTAGTTATTGAAACACGACTATTATATGTAACATTACTTCCAAAATCATAAACTTTTTCAAAGTTTTTTCCTATAGCCATACTACTATTAAATCCACCAGAACCAATAGTTGAACTTACAGCAGCTACTCTAACTTTTTGTAAAATATATGGTCCTGTTAAAGAAAATCCTGCAGAAGTACTAGGTATGTTATTTGGGTCAAGTGAACCAGATGTTGTAATATGGCTTCCTCCAATAAAATATGTTGTACCACCTACTAAATTTACAGGGGAATGTGTAAATGTTACAATAACTGTTTCGTTTTGAGCTCTGTTTGAAGTGCTAGCTATTGATGAAGAAATTGAATTTGTAGAGTATGAAGAAGAGGTGGATGTTGATGCTGTTCCTTGAATATTGTTTGAAATAGTACCAAAAGTTAAACTTCCAGTTAATATAAGAGAACCAGATAAAGTTATATCATATTCTTGTACACCAGTAAAGGCATCTATTATTTGAGTAATATGAGTTGTTTGAACTATACTTCCCGAAGATATTCCGCTATTTGATAAAATGGCCATTTACAGATGATATGGTAATAAGGTTAATATTATGTTATGGGTTGTTCCAAATGGTTTTGATCCCCAATTAGGTGTAACTATTCTAAAATACAAATCATCTCCTTTATTAACATTTAAACCAATACTTTCGGAAATGTTCATAAGTAGTTTATTGTAAGTTAAATCACTAGAATTTGCCCATAACGATCCTACTGAATTTGATTCAAGTGATATACCTACGGTTTCTGAGGAGCCTGTGCGTACATTTGTTACTGTAACATATATGTCCAAAATATGGCTATCTAAAGGGACAGTAATCCCAGCATATTGGGATAATAGATCATTTCCCATTCCCATAAAATAAGTAGATCCATCTGCTAGGTCTGTTAATGGGTGGTTAAATTGTAAAGTATAAATATCTGATTTGTTAAAACTAGAGGTTAAAGCATAACTAGAGGTTAATGAAAATGTAGAATGTGAGGAGGAGATAGAAAGGGAAGAGGTTCCTGTTGTATTGCCTATTAAACTTCCGCTTAATCTTAAACTTCCTGTTAAAGTAAATGATCCAGATACAGTTATATCATATGCTTCAACTTTAGTGAAAGCATCAATTGATTGGGTAACATGCCAAGCATCAACTTGTTCTCCTGTTATAATTCCAGTTTTGGATAAAACTTTAGCCATTTAATTTTATTATAAATATTAGTCTGGGGAGAATTTATCCCATCCACTGCCGTTCCATATATTAAGTTGAGTACCATTATAATAAAATGATCCTAATTGTGGGGATGAAGGTTCTGTTGATGGTAAAACTAAACCAGCTCCACTTGATGTTCCAGTATTTGTAAAATCCCATGTATTTGCTGTTGCTGTTACTGAATTGACATCTAATTGTATGTCTGCTCCGTTTCCAACATTGGTAATATTTCCATTTGTTGTAAGAGAACCGGAGATGACAACATTAGATGTTGTTGTAAGTGATCCTGTAATGTTTGTACTACCTGTAATTGCTAAACTACCGGTTACTCTATGTGTATCTGTTATAGCATTACCAATTGTTACACCAGTTCCAGTTACAGTAAATTCTGTTATACTTGCACTTGTAACTGTGAATTGTGTTGGTGAAACAGAAGCTGTAAAGCTAGCTGTTGCTATTTGAGATAAATTTAATCCAATAACACCACTTGCTGGTACTGTTGAGGCAAATGATGAACTTAATGCATTTAAAGCATAAGATGCTGTTGTAGCAAATGAAGCTGTACCTTGTAATGAACCTGTAAATACTCCTGTAAATGATCCACTAAATGAACCTGTGTTTGATAAAAATTGATCTACACGATTTACTGTTAATATTACAGATGGTATTCCTGGGTGGATACCTGATAATGGTTCA